GAAGACAACGTTTAAGGAACATCCTGACCCTGAAGATGAGCACTATCCTTTCCACGCGGCAAGTGTACAGAGCACTCGTGGTGGAACGCGTAAACCTCGCTACCTCACTGAGGTTATTGATAAGGTCGAGCTCGCATATGGTGGTGGCGGAGCTATGAAGACTGGTACTCCTTGCTATTTGGATATTGCGCTGATAGATACGCTGGTATGGGTAGTCTATATTCACGATGTACCAGGCATCGACCGATTGGTCGCAAACGCCGATAGCATTTATCCTGATGAGGCGGCAACATGGGAGCCGCTTGCCAAGAACTACATGGAGTAAATAGCGGATCGAAAAAAATTGAGGGGGTGGCGGCATTTTTTGGGTCAGTTACAACAATGTCGTCCTATAAAGAACTACCTGAGTATGCCGCAAACCACGGTTATTGGCGCGCAGCGGCAAATGAGAATATGGACTACACTAACGACTTTCCTGCATCTCTCCTTACTCTACCTGAACTCTACGATGGGTCCAGGTCTCACGGATGTGCCGATATGATTAAGATAACCATTTGGTTGCCTGCAGCGGGTAGCCCTCCAGGAACTCTAGGTATCCTAATTGTGGAGGATAATGGTGATGGTATCATTAATGATGAAGCTCTCACGCGCCTACTCTCGTTTGCAAGTGCTATTTCTACAACCCTTCACCATCGTTATGGTCACGGCACAAAAAAGATGCTAGCTAAGTGGATGCCTGAATACGAGACCGCCGAATGGAAACTTGAATATCGTGCGAAGAGTCGTCGCGTTGGACACACGACAGATCTAGTTGAAATTACGGCTCCCTTCCTTGGTCTCAAGACGCCAAGGCGTAATACAGATGACGATACGAATCTCAACCCGTGTGGTCTACGCTGGACCATTCGTTTTGATCCCAAAGTGCTTGGCGACTATACGAATCCGTCGCGTCTATTTGGCGCTCTCAAGGAGATTATTCGCACGCGCTTTTCACGCATTCCACTTGCCGCAACCACCTTTGAAGTAGAAGTATACGAGGGTGATAAGCTAGTCCAGAAGGAAGACTCACGTAACTGGAACACTCTGGCAGAAGTCCTAGAGGACGAGGTCAAGGCTGGTCGTGCTAGAATCTTGCGCGGTCCTAAGACGGGCGCATTTGACAGCGGTAGTAGCTGGACTGCGAAAGAGTACCTCATTCTAGACGATAAAGTGCTCTCTAAAGAGTTTCCTACGTATGGATGTCGTAACATGAGCTCTAGTCGGGTTCATATGGGTCTAGATGGGCGATTTATTGAAGCTCGCCCAATCTATAAAATGATTGGGCAATCTAATAATCACAACGATTACAATGGTCGTATTGCGATTGTGAACTTTATTCTAAACGAAGCCAAGGACTACGATAAGCTTCCTACGCCGGCAACAACAAAGGTGGCATTTAGTGACACGTGTCCTATCTTCCTTAAATTCAAAAAGGAGTGTGCTCAATTTCTACTAGGACCTGCTCTGTCTATTGTAGACACGCAGGAACTCCGACGAGAAGACATCAGGAATATGCTAGTTGATGATCTCAAGAAGTGGTGCGCAAAGAAGAAGGTTGACATCAAGGGTCTCAAGAAGCCAGACATTATTAAGGCTCTTGATGATACGTTCATTACGCCTGAAGAACGAGCCGCCAAGGCGGCGGCAGCTGAGAAAGCCCTAGAGGAGCGCAAGAAAGCTGCCGAGAAGGCGGCTAAAGAGAAGGCTGAAAAAGAGAAGGTAGCAGCCGCTGAGGCTGCAAAGAAGGCTGCTGCTACCGCAGCAGCAAAGAAGTTAGCAGACGAAAAAGCGGCAGAAGCAGCACGTGTAAAGGCGGCGGAGGATGCTGCTGCCGCAGCTAAGCGCGCAGAAATGGCAGAGGAAGAGGCAGCTAAGAAGACTGCCGAGGAAAAGGCAGCTGCTGAAGAGGCAAAGGGTGTCGCAATTAGCCTTGATGGCACCCATATGAAAAAGTACAAGACCTTCCCTCAGGGCAAAACAATCGATGACCTACTTGCCCTGCTCAACACTTTCTTTGGGTGATAGAGTAATCGGTTTCGGCGGATTATTTTTTGGTTTACACGGCGTCTTACGCGCTCTATGTCTATCCATACTACTCTTACTATAAGTTATATAACCACAGTTTCCACAATAGAAATCAGACATTTGCTTTATAATATAGATTCTATAGAATAGTCAAATTTCCTGGATTTCTAACAAATATTGCGGATGATGTGCGGCGGCATAAATCTCACCGCTCGGTAAGGATGTCTGCGACGATTGCTCGCATATTCGGAAAGACACACCTGCTTGATTGGATTGATAACTATGGAATGACAATCCTGGCAGCGGGCGCCTGCGCCGTTCTGTTGACCACCCCCGATCGCACACTGGTGTCCGCTATATTCGGGCTTTCATTTATGTATTTTTGGGTATACTTTTTCCACCGTGCTCTTCACTATCTGCCGACAGAAGGACCCTTACGCTACCTGAATACCCACTGGATCTTCCACCATCAGCCCCTTAAAATCCTTGATCGGCGAGTGGAACTTGCGCTTGAAATGATAAATGACCTTCTGATGAGTCTCAGTGTGTTATGGCTCCAGGGTATGCTTGGTATCTGGATTATTCCCACTAGTATCATCCTATTCTATGCGTTCTGGTACACCTCAGTCCACATTGTGAACTATAGTATAATAGGATCGCAGGTTCACCGCGATCATCATAAAAACGTCGGCACGAATTTCGGACCCGATGTCCTTGACCAACTTTTCGGAACCAACCACATGCCTAGTAAAGAGGACCTTATACCGTTGGCGCCAAACATGGTTGTTGCCTTCGGTGTGGTATTCTTACTAAAACAGTGTATCAAATGGGTAGATTGATAATGCATAAATCTTAATAAGATGGATTATGAGAAGGTTTCCTACAACTGCCTGCTCAAAATCGTAAGTACTTGCCTGTTTGTAGTCCTTGACTGACATTGCCATTCCTATATCCGCCAATGTTGGCTTATTATCACAGACTTCCAGGTGGTCCATAGCACACCCTCGGAAGAAGCGAATTCCAATGAATAGAAGCATTAAACTCGCAAAGACGGCACCCTTGGCAATACGTGTGCGCGAAAAGAGTACACCAATCACCATTGCTGCACATAAAAGCGCGTGTACAACCGTGACGATCCACTCACTGAGCATCAGACCCTATAGATGGTACCGAATTTGCGTCAGCGGGTTGAACGAGTAGTCCGTGATGCATGCATAGATTAGGCGTATTCTTATGTACTAAATAGAGTCTATCGATAAAATTTACCAAGTGTGTTGAACGAAAGGTCATATACAACTCTTCAAAGCGTTCTTTATAGATAAATATGTAATCGGCAATATAATGTATACCTATCAAATGACTTGTTTGTTGGTCAGCATACATATGTGCAAGTCGATGCGCCTGAGCTTTCGCATAAGTGTGCCCAAGGTTAGCGGCACCTTCTAAATCTACACAGTGTGCGCAAGACATTGTGTAGATTTTGTTCGATTGGTTTAGATTGGCAAGGTTTATTCGCTTGATTAGATAGATGTACGTACAAATCGGCACTGTTGTATTCAAGGCAGCTGTCCCGACGACTGACGAAGGAAAGCGTAAAGGTATGATGGGGCGACGCTTCGATTCAGGATTCAATTGTATGGTATTCGCCTTTGATGATGACCAACGGTCATTCTGGATGAAAGGCTGTATTATTCCCCTTGATATGATTTTTGTAAAAGACGGCGTAATAACGTCAATTGCGCATATGTGCCCACCGTGTGTAAGGGATCCCTGTCCTTTTTATAGGGGTAATGGTCAGCAGGTGATTGAAGTGGAAGGTGGGGTGTGCCGTCACCTTGGTATTGACGTTGGTGACCGTGTGCGATATTATGAGCGCTCAGTGTAGTTGCCAACTTAATTCTATAAAATCGTCAAACCCGATGATACAGCATCACCGTTAAACTTTTTTACTCGTTCAATTGATAATTGAAGTAGAGAGTAATCTTTGAATTTCAACTTCTCAATCACACCATCAGGAATGGTGATAATATGGCATCCTAGTTGTTTAGCACGCTCTACAGTATATATCTCACGACAACCTGCCCATAGTATTTTAACATTTGGCATAGTCTTGAATAGTTCAACTGCCTTGGTAACAAAGGGTGCTGGATCAACGCCGGTGTCAGAAATAGGTCCTGCAAAGATCGATACAATATGGGGGGCTGTTGATTCTTTTAGCAAATCATAGGTTAACTGAATTTGAGACATTGTATATATTGCTGTCACATTAATACTAGTATGTTTCTCTAAAGCAAATTGAAGGAGTCTTGTATTAGTATCCCCCTTTGTATTAATAATAGGTATCTTGATAAATACAGTCGGATCAATGCTATAAATATCCGCGATTTGTTGGACTGCTTTATCATAGTCATCCTCCCATATTTGTAATGATACAGCTTTATTATTAAAAAATTCTTTATTCTGTTGATAAAATATACGGTAATTTTTGTCAGATGATATCGATAAGATTGAGCAGTTTGTTGTAAATCCAGTAATAGCCGAATCATCTTTATATTTTTCAATATTCATTCCATCATAGTATACCTCCATGTTTATTACTATTCGCAATTAAATTTATTAAATATACCGCGCATGATCGGGTTTAAGTTTTTCCTAAGTCTCCGCCAGGATGGAATCGCTTAAATTCCTGTTTTGTTATACCACGTATTTCTGCGAATTGTATTCCAATAAGATCGATCAGTGCCATAAATAATACAGATGATACAGATGGTGCTAGATTCAATATATCTGCCTCTTCAATCTTCTCGTTGCCAATAACAAATGATTGCGTCATATTATTCATTATTTTTGCGGAAGGATTATTTGTAATACATATCTGTGTTACATTAAAATTATTTTTAATATATGCTGATACATTGATGAGTTCTTCTGTATTTCCTGAATTACTTACATATAGAATTATATCATTCGCTTGAAGAATACCTAAATCGCCGTGCACCAAATCCTGTTGTAATAAAGAATATACTTTAATGCCTAGACTTTGCCACGTCGCAACGCATTTATTGATTATATATGCCGATTTTCCAATACCGGTCATATAAATCGTGTGCTTAAAATCCTTTAAAAGACACATAAAATGGGTTATAATATCTTCAAAGGACTCCTGAGAACTTGCGAACTGATCGGTATACGATTTCAATTTATAGTGTATATTTGCCTTACATATAGTGTTAGAACATCTATAATCGTCCTTTTTTGTATTACAAAGTTGACATACAGTACAATCCATGATTATCCTGTATAATCTTACACATTCGGTTTAAATTGGCTTCTGTGTCGTGAGTTTGGGGCTCTTACCGCAGCTGAACTTCTTGAGCGTCTTGCCGCGCGTCTGAATCACCGATTTCACACAAATAGCAATAGCACGAGACTCTTTCTGTTGCTTTTTGTAGTTCCCCTTAATGGTCTTACGGACCTTTTTAATACATCCACAAAACCGCTTTGTCATAGACTCCTTCATTCTCTAATCAAACGTTTTAAAAAAGTGGTTAATTGCGGGTAGAACTTTATCATCATATATATTACTTGCCTCTTTCATTGTGAACCGTGTTCGTATATCAGGACTCATCATTCCCCGCACAAGTTTGTAGCACGGCGTAGCGACCATTTCGGCAAACCGATCCGTCATTTCCTTTGTTAATTTGAGAGGGTTGTGTTCTACAATAATATGGGGCGCGGACATACCATCGTCGCGCTGTCCAAACCGCTGGTAAAAAATCTGGGATAACGTGCGTCCTAGCGCATACACATCGTCCTTTTCAAATATAAACTTGTATTTTTCTGCTGGCGTCATTGTTTCAAGTTTATCTTCTAGCCAAGTGAGGTAGGCTTCATCTATGACTGCCTTTTCAAGATTGCTTCCAGGAACCTTCTTATAAAACATACGATACGGAATATCATTATGTCCCTTGATTGTATTCTTGTAGAAATCGTGAATCACCTTCCGCTTATTAATAGGGTGTGGATTCGCAAAACTCACCTCAATACTCCAGTACTCGTATTGGTTATCCAAGAAACTATGTCCTTTACTATTACGCACAAACGGTGATTTTTTGTTTTTAGACATACGGTCCAGATCGTCCCATTTAAAGGAAATGCCAAAATCAATAAAACGGGCGTTAAAATGTCCCTTATCGGTTTTAGCGACTACAATATTATCGGGTTTAACATCGTTGTGAATAACGTCCTTAGCGTGTGATTTTTCCAAGCCTTCGAACAAATTAGTAATAGACTTGAAAAAGGCGGGGTAGTCTTCGGGCTCTAGTTTAATTGCACCAATGCTTTCACCGCCATCCAACGACTGTAGGATTTTACGCACTTTCATCGGAACTTTACACTTCTTTACGTTGTTTTCGGCATTAAACGGGAGTTTCGGGTCGCAGATTTCAAATGGGTACAAGAAATACTTTTGTGTCGGATCAATTGTGTGAAACAGGTCACGCTGTTTGAGCTCTTCTATCGCATCTACGCCGTCCATTAGTTTCGATATTTGATGCGGGCGGTTGCGGGTATTGCCTTTACACGCAAGGGCAGGGCGGAATACGCACCCATAGGACCCTTGCCCTAGAAGCGCGCCGCCCTTACGACGGTGTTTACGAGTCTTCGCCATCCTTATAAAGGATACTGAAAACAAGTTGTGTCGGGGGTTATGCTGACCCCGTCATATCGATTAAATCGTGGTCAATCTGGCGCTTCATAGCACGGAGTTGCTCCTCGTCTTCAACAGTTGGAACGTGGCTGGTCGCCAGCTGGACCATTGTACCCTCACTATAGCCAAACGCCTCCATAACACGGCTGCGGGTTGCTAAGAAGAGTTTGAATAGGACAAAAAGAACCACGCCTACAATAACGGGAATAAGTAGTTTTTCTAACTTCATCTTCTACTATACGGGACGATATTAGGCTGGACCCACTTTGAACTGGCGTATTCCTTCCTTAATAAGACCCTCATGTTCCATAAATTCCTCTATGTTGAAACGGTTCTTGTTTGGTATAGTATTTACAATATCGGTATCTGGTGGTAGTAATTTTGATAAGAGTAGGACCGTATAGGTATGCGTTTCACCTTGAGGCGGATTGGGAGGCTCATACGGAATTAAAACCTCGTCGTCTAAATTACCTCTACGATCAAACCACTGAGTATATAACCAGTGTACACGTGCCGGATGGGGGGCATCATTATCATACATAATAATCACAAATCCACGATCCTTGTGGTCTTGTTTTTCAAATGATACATCAGGGCTTCTCATAGCCGTTTGTTCACGAGTTAGCAGTGGGATTTCAAAGGGTGGAAGTATATGTTGATATAATGTATGACCAACTTCAGTGTAAAATACTACATCAAACATGGCACCACCGCCGTTCTGAGAAGGCGTAAGTGCGTTTTCTTCTGCTGCAACTGTTGTCTCCCACATATTTTTAAGACCTCTTACTTCGTTTAATATTCCTTCAGCAATAAAAAACCCCAAATCTTCATCCCCTTGTGCTGCTGCGTCTCTGGCTTGTGCAGCGAATGCTT